TTTCATATTTATAAAGAGTTTGCTTTGTTACCTCAATATAATTCCCAACATATTCTTGAGTCATATCATGATTTATTCTTAATTCTTTTATTCGTTCCCCAACGTTCACAAGCGTTCTCCTTCCATATTTTTATTGGTACGATTATAGCAATAAATAACTTAAAAAGCAACATAAATGTTAAAGTAACGGAAAAATAAAACTTGACAAGTTACATAATCAAGATTAGAATTGAAGTAACTTAAGAAGTCACGCAAAGGAGGTGATCTTATGATACTAGTCAATGAACTCAAAGGTAGAATTACGGCAAATGGCTATAACCAAACTCAAATAGCCAGTATGCTTGGAATTACGCCAAAAACCTTTACTTTAAAGATGCAAAAAGGTGTTTTTGGTTCCGATGAAATCGAAAAGATGATTAAAATTTTAAAGATTGAAGACCCAGTTAAAATTTTTTTTGCAGATGAAGGAACTTTAAAAGATACTTTTAGCAGAAGTAGTTAGAAAGGAGGACTATAAAATGGTTATAAACATCCGCAAAGATGGGACTGTGATTGAAGACATGGGCTCAATCACGGTTTCGCCTACCGGACAATTTATCGCTCTGTATACGCTGATCAAAGGCGTGGCGGAACGTGTCGAAAAAGAAAAAACTGATTCCATGGGTAAACAAGCCAGTTAGGCAGAAAGGAAACTAAATGAAAACCTACTATGAAGAAATCAAAGCTTACATCGAATGTTGTTCAGACATTCAAGTCCCCCGCTCTGATCAGAATGGTCTGGCAGCAATCGGCGTTGATCAAGGCGATGGCATGACTGTCATGCTAAACCTTGAAACTCAGGTGATTACATTCTGTGAAGATCAAACCCCGGTTCTGGCATTGGCTCCAAACAGTCGAGTAACGGCAATGTTTAATCAAATTTTTGAAGATATTCAACCCTTAGGGTAAGGAGGAACGCAAATGAATAAAGACCTATGCATCCAACTATTAGAAGAACATGTGGACGATTTAAACACCGCTGCAAAAATTGACACAGTGCTGACATCTCGAAAAACCGCGAAAATAAAAGAATTACAGGTTATTCATGGAACTGACACAACAATGGCCAAAGGCAGAATAAAAGAATTAGAAGACGATAATTCTTTCTTGGTTGAGAAACATTTTGAACTGGTCAAAGACATTAATGACCTTCGAGCCGATTGGGCAATTGACCACATTGACTGCATCGAAGAATTAAATAAAATTCAAATCAACTATGTAGGCCAAGTTGATGAGTTGCGACGTGATTTCATGAAAACACTGGAAACCATCAAAGAGCGTGAGACCCGGGAATGCGCCGAGAACGTCCGGTTGCAGGGGAAGATTGCGAAACTTCAAGATAAGATTGTGGAGCTTGAAAGTAAGCTTCAGATAGAACGTACAATTGCGAAAAATTACTCTGACGAAGTAACAAGGTTGGTAAAGAAAAACGAGAACCTTCAAGAGGATCTTGAGACTGCTGGAAAAAGAATTACAGGATTAGAAGCCGATAAAAATGGACACCGATCCATTGCAAACGTACTGAAAAAAGAAAACTACGACATGGGAATGGAGCTTAAAAAGCTGAAAAAAGAAAACGCAGACTTGCGACTCGAAGTCTTCTGGCTTAACCCACCGGTTCCAGTAAAGGAGGAAAGTAAATGATTTTTGGATATTTATCAGCGCTGTTGTTTGGATTGTTCATTGGCGTGATCATCGGCCAGACGGTTGAAATAACCCCACGGCGAAAAAAATGAGTAACTTAACCTATGAGCAACAAAACCAGATGCAGACAACCAGAAAGATAAACCGGGAAGTCGGACATTATTTTGATGAGAAGATGGGCGAGCCCGAGGGATTCTTGAAATGGGTTGAGTTGGACAAACGAGCCAGACAGCGACCGATTTATTGGGCTGGTGTGAAGTGAATAATATTGGTGAAATAATTAGCGGAATTCGAACAGAAAAAAAGTTAAGTTTAGGTAAATTAGCAAAGCATTCCGGGGTTGCAGATTCAGTTATTTGCAGATGGAAAACCGGCGAAACAGTTCCGAGGATTGATGTTCTTCAAAAAGTTCTTAATGCCTTGGGTTATAAATTGCAAATTGTCAAAATAAAAAAAGCTCCAATCGATTGCAGTCGATGTTTGGAGCCGGTACAAAAATAGTTATTACAAGTATACCACAAAAGAAAGGATTTAAACAATGAGTAAATCATTAAATGATGTTTTGGCAGAATTAGGATATGCGACCGAAGATATCAAAGACACCTATCAAAAGAAGATATTGAAGGACGGCCAGTTGATCGGTTCGATGTCAGCCGGTCAAGTGTGGAACTTCCTGAGACATGGGCACCCGGAATATTTTGAGAAAGAAGGTAGATAAATGATAGCATATAAAGTTTTTAACCCAGATTGGACGTGTCGAGGATTCCAGTACCAAATCGGTGAAACCTATGAGGAAAAGGTCAACCCATCGGTGTGCGACCGAGGATTCCATTTCTGCAAGAAGTTAGCGGATTGCTTTAATTATTACAATTTCGATCCGAACAATAAAGTCGCTGAGATCGAAGCACTGGGCGATATTGCCGAGGGTGATGATAAGTGCTGTACGAATAAAATCAAGATCGTAAAAGAGTTGACCTGGCATGAAGTTTTAGAGTTGGTCAATAGTGGAAAAGGAAATACCGGTTTGGGGAACACAGGCCACCAGAACTCAGGCGACCGGAACACAGGCGACCAGAACTCAGGCGACCAGAACTCAGGCGACTGGAACACAGGCCACCGGAACTCAGGCGACCAGAACTCAGGCGACTGGAACACAGGCCACCGGAACTCAGGCCACCGGAACTCAGGCGACCGGAACTCAGGCCACCGGAACTCAGGCCACCAGAACTCAGGCCACCGGAACAGCGGAGATTTTAACCTAACTGATAATAATACAGGGTGTTTTAATGTCGACGATCATAAATTATTATTCTTTGACCAAGAAACCGAAATGACCTGGAACCAATGGCGAAACAGTCGTGCTTATTATCTACTATGGGAAGTTGGCAGACGACCAACCCAATGGATTTACGCCGAAGATATGACAGATCAAGAGAAATCGGATTATCCGACCTATGAAACAACCGGCGGTTATCTGAAGGAACGTGACATCAGCAAGGCATATCAGGAGTGGTGGGATAAATTGACGGATGATCAAAAACAGTGCATTCGAGAGATCCCCAATTTTGATGCTAAGAAGTTTCAACAAATCACTGGGATTGATGTGGGGGTTAAATGATGGAAATATGCATGGAGCAACCGATCAGAGATCAAGTTTACACAAAAAGTACTCAAAAAGTCATTGAGATTTTAGAGAAAAACTGCTTTGAAATATCCCGCAAAGGCAATGTTTATCACTGCATTCGCCCCGGATGTGAAGAAATAAAATTCCGGGAAAACTTTGCCGGTACTGGCCAGATCTTCCAGGTAGGTAAAAAGTATTGTCACACGGTGAGTAAGGCGTTGGAATTGGCGGTACCTAAATGACAATCGAAGAAGCGGAACGGCTTAGAAATAATCATCAGTTTGGAGAACCACAGGGATCTGGTTCTTTGTACCGGAAACTGACACCAATAGTAACCACAACCGGCGAAACAGCAATGATTGCTGAACAGCCATATATGAAATTCATGAAAGATAAAAAGATTGATATTCTGGGATTTGAGCCCACATCAAACGGTGTGATTTTAAAGTACAAAAGTAAAAATTCGTCTGTTGTCGGTATTGTAGAATTCAAAGATGTTTCAAACAGAATAAAAAATAAGGAGAAAAAATAAAGTGAATACAAGATTTGATAGTGACGAGTGGATAACCGGCCAAGGCGAATACATACCGGTAAGCAATATGGAAACAACACATATTATTAACACTTTGAAAATGATAATCAGCAAGCCTTTAAGGGTTATATCGATGCTGATTCAGGATGTTGATAAATCAGGAATTCCCATTAACAGCGTTTGGACCAAGAGTAAAAGAACTGAATTAAGAAAAGAATCGATTCGGGAAATTACAAAAATGAAGCCCGACGAGTGTATTGAATATACGCTAACCAGTCCACTAGGATCAGCAATGTTAAAAGAATTAAACACAAGAGGTGTTGATGTTGAAAATATCATCACTTACATGAAAAAGGAGGAAAATTAAATGTTAGAAATTACAGTAAATGTTAAAGGTTTAGACGGTTTGGTGGCAGCATTGCAGGGGTTGGTGATGAAACAAGGCGAAGCAGTTTTTGAGATGCCTCAACAAGTTGGGGAAGCAATTCAGCTGCAACAAACATATCAAGCACCACCAATTCAGCAGATGGCGCCACCTCCAATCTATCAAGCCCCACAACAGACAGCTCCGCTGATAACAGTTCCTGTGGATCAGCCAGTACAGCAACCAATGCAGCAACCAATGCAGCAACCGATTCAGCAGCCAATACAGCAACCAGTGCAGCAGCCAGTGCAGCAGCCGGTTCAAACACCTCCTGTAGGTATGGATGTTCCCACAGCGGACGTGAATTACACCAACGAACAGTTGGCGGTGGCGATGACCTCTTTAGTGGATGCCGGTAAAATGGACGCTGTCCGAGCGCTTTTGAACCGCTTCAATGCGCCTTCCCTGATGCAGCTGCCTAAAGAAATGTACGGAGCTTTTGCCAACGAATTGCGACAAATGGGGGCGAAATTATGAGTCATGCTTTACTCAATGCAAGCGGGGCGTCACGGTGGCTTAATTGTCCACCCAGCGCCCGGCTTGAGGAACAATTCCCGGACTCAACCAGTGAAGCCGCCGCCGAAGGAACGCTGGCCCATGCCTTGGGCGAGTTAAAGCTTCAAAAGTATTTTACCCCAATGACCAAAGCGGCATTCACCAAACGGCACAACAAGATCAAAGCTGATCCGCTCTACAACAAAGAAATGGAGGATTATACAGACGAATACCTGGACTATATTAAAGATACCGCTTTGAAATACCCTTCTCAACCGACCATAACAATCGAGAAAAAAGTGGACTTTTCTTCTTATGCACCTGAAGGGTTTGGAACGGCTGACTGTATTTTGATCAGCGGTGATACCCTTCATATTATTGACCTGAAATATGGTAAAGGGGTACCGGTATCGGCTGAGAAAAACCCTCAGATGCGCTTATATGCGCTGGGGGCCTTAAAGGAATATGACTTCATTTATGCGATCAATAAGGTCGAAATGGTGATCTTCCAACCGAGACTGGATAATATTTCCGTGGATGCAATGGAAGCTGAAACTTTATTAAACTGGGGAAATGCTTTTGTAAAACCTTTAGCCCAGCAAGCATTTAAAGGCGAGGGCGAGTTTACCCCTGGTGACCATTGCCGATTCTGCCGGGCTAAAGCGGTGTGTAGAGCCCGAAGCGTAACCAATACAGCACTTGAAGATTTTAAGGGGAAATTACCCCCGGTGCTGAGTAATGAAGAAGTTGGAGAACTGTTATTAAAAGCCCAGGATCTGGCAAAATGGGCAAAAGATCTTGAAGAACAGGCCTTAAAAAAGTGTTTGGCCGGTGAGACTGTTCCTGGATGGAAAGCAGTGGAAGGCCGTTCAAATCGATGCTTTACGGATACCGATGCTGCCTTTAAAGAGTTGACAGCAAAAGGTCTGGCAAAGGAAGAAGTCCTCTATATAAGAAAGCCGATCACACTGACAGAAACAGAGACTCTTTTAGGCAAGAAAGAGTTTAACATCGCTTTATCTGAGTTTATCACAAAGCCGCCCGGAAAGCCGGCACTGGCAAAAGCAACCGATAAGCGAGAACCTTTAACCCTGAAAAATGATGCAAACGCAGACTTTGCAAACATTCAAATCTAAAAAATCTTAAGGAGATATAACATTATGAAACAACCAACACAAGTAGTAACCGGACAGGTAAGATTGACATTTCCTCATTTATTCCAACCGTATTCAAATCAACCTGGTCAAGAACCAAAGTATTCAACCACCATGCTTTTACCCAAAACCGATATAGCAACGAAAGCAAACATTGACGCTGCCATTAATGCAGCGGTTGAACTGGGAATCTCCAAAAGCTGGAACGGTGTTCGACCACCTAAAATTAATTTGTCAATCCACGATGGTGACGGGGTACGACCTAATGGTGAAGCATTTGGCCCGGAGTGTAAAGGGCATTGGGTCTTTACGGCATCCAGTAAGAACGCCCCCGAAGTGGTTAATTATCCAGGGCTTGAACGAATCATAAATGAGTCGCAGATCTACTCTGGCATTTATGCCCTGGTATCGCTTAATTTCTTCCCTTATGCAGCCAGCGGGAATAAAGGTATTGGGATTGGGCTTAATAACGTCGCTAAGGTAGCTGATGGCGAGCCATTGGGAGGACGAACAACCGCAGCCAATGACTTTGCAGGGGCAACACAACCCCAGCAAGATAGCCAATGGCCCAATCAATTAGGCGGACAACCACCTCAAACTTACCAGGCCCCACCAGTGCAGCAAGGTTACCAAGCACCACCGGCACAACAAGGTTACCAACAGGCACCACCCGCTTATCAACAGCAACCACAGACCTATCAAGCCCCACCGGCACAACAAGGATACCAGGCACCGCCTCAACCTATACAACAAGCACCTCAGCAATTTGATCCAATTACCGGCCTTCCTATTGGGGGCGTGTATGGGATATGAGGCATTATTTAAATATTGATATTGAAACCTACAGCGATGTAGATATTACCAAGTCGGGACTGTACAAATATGTGCAGTCCCCTAATTTTCAAGTTTTGCTTTTTGCTTACTCCTTTAATGGTAGCCCGGTTGAAATTATTGACCTGGCACAAAATGAAGAAATTCCGGTGGAAGTTGAAATTGCTCTAAACGATCCTAGAATTATAAAGCACGCTTACAATGCAGCTTTTGAGTGGTATTGCCTGTCTAAATATTTTGAAGTTGAAAATCCTATCAGTTGGCTACAACAATGGGAATGTACCATGTTCCACGGTTTGTATTGTGGCTACCCTGCAGGACTGGGAGCATCAGCTAAAGCTTTAGGGCTATCCCAGGACAAACAGAAAGACACCGCGGGAAAAGCACTGATTAAATATTTCTGTGTCCCATGTAAACCATCAAGAACCAACGGTAATAGAACCCGTAACCTTCCCCACCATGACCCGGATCGATGGTCTCTTTTTAGTGATTATTGTAAACAGGATGTTGTCGTGGAGATGGAACTTGAAAAGCGCTTATCAAGCTTCCCTGTACCTGATTTAGAGCAACATTATTGGCGGCTGGATCAACAGATGAACGCCCGGGGTATCCGGGTTAACACCGATCTCATAGACAGCGCCATCTATTGTAATGATGTGGTTATGGATGAACTTAAAAATGAAGCAGTTAAAATTACCGGACTTGCAAACCCAAACAGCGCCGCTCAGTTAGGCGATTGGCTAAATGCTCAGGGTGTAACCGTGGATAACCTCCAAAAAGCAACCGTGGCTGAGCTCCTTACTACTACCTCCGGAGACCCTAAACGAGTATTAGAAATTCGGCAGGAAAGCGCAAAAACCAGTGTGAAGAAATATCAGGCAATGGTCAACACCGTTGGTCATGACGGCCGGATTCGAGGACTTTTACAGTTCTATGGAGCGAACCGGACCGGGCGATGGGCGGGACGCTTTGTGCAAATGCAGAACCTCCCCCGTAATTATCTGGATACTCTGGATCATGCCCGGGATTGCGTTATTGGCAAAAATATTGATGCTCTAAAAATTGTTTACGGAAATATCCCGGACACCTTAAGCCAGCTGATCCGGACGGCTTTTATTCCATCTGAAGGACGAACGTTTGTTGTTTCGGATTTCAGCGCCATTGAAGCCAGGGTCATTGCCTGGTTGGCCGGCGAACAATGGCGACAGGAAGTGTTTGCCACTCATGGCAAGATCTATGAAGCTTCAGCCAGCGCCATGTTTGGGGTTCCGCTTGAAAAGATTAAAAAAGGTAACCCCGAATATGCACTCAGGCAAAAAGGCAAGATCGCAGAATTAGCCCTGGGATACCAAGGATCAACCGGTGCACTGATCACCATGGGCGCCCTCAATATGGGACTCACCGAGGATGAATTACCGGATATCGTTACCCGTTGGCGACAATCTAACAAACGAATTGTTGACCTCTGGTACAAGATCGGCGGTGCTGCCATTGATACGATGCAGACAGGACAGGCAACCGGGGTAAACGGTGTTATCTTTGCCCGGGAAGGTGACTTTGAAAATGGTCAGGACTTTTTAACAATTCGATTACCCAGCGGGCGAAAGCTGTTTTATGTCAAGCCTTTTCTTGCTCCTAACCAATGGGATCGGGATGCCTTGTTTTATCAGGGTATGGACCAGACAACAAAGAAGTGGGTTAATCTCCAAACATACGGTGGGAAGCTGGTGGAAAACATTGTCCAGGCAATCGCCCGGGACTGTTTGGCTGTGGCCATTGATCGGCTGGCCAGTGAAGGCTATGAGGTGGTGATGTCCATCCACGATGAGGTCATTATCGATTGCCCGGTTGAACAAGCGGATCTGGAACGGATCAACATGATCATGGGCGCCCCCATTGAATGGGCAACCGGGCTTTTGCTCAATGCTGAAGGTTATATTACCAACTATTATAAAAAAGACTAGAAAGGGGTTAAAAATGATAGAACTTTTTAAACAGTTAAGGAATAAAAAAAGAAGAAAACCCGATTGTTATACATCGAACAATGAAAATTATCCTCTCTGTACAGGGGCTAAACACCCGCAGGTATTCGCAGAAAATGACTGTATCCACTGCAATTTATATGAAAATACGGAATTGTTATGATTGACCACATAAAAGACTAGGAGGGCTATCTATTGAACAACGATAAACAACTAACAATCTCCGCAGCAGGCAGCCGAAAAGCCACCTCCTGGCCACCACAGACACTCATGTGGTCTGAATTCGTTGACCGGCTGAAAACGCCTGTTAGAAGTGCGGAAACGCTACAGCAATATCTTAATTATAACAAAGGCATCCAGGATGATCTGAAGGATGTCGGGGGCTTTGTGGGGGGAACCCTGGAAGGCAATGTCAGAAAGGCCGGTCACGTTGTCGGGCGAGATCTGATCACGCTGGATATGGATAATATCCCCTCTGAAGGTACCACCGGCATCTTACAACGGATCGGGTCCATGGGCTTTGCCTGTGCGGTCTATTCGACCCGGAAACATGAGGCCATTAAACCAAGATTACGAATCGTGGCACCTTTATCACGAACGGCCACCGCTGATGAATATGAGCCGATAGCCAGGAAGCTTGCCAGTATTTTAGGCATTGAGTTCTGTGATCCGACGACCTTTCAGCCAATGCGGTTAATGTACTGGCCGTCGTGTTGTTCTGACAGTCAATATGTGTTCCATGTCTGGGATAACCCGTTAATTAACACAGACGGTATGCTGGGAATGTACGCCGATTGGAGAAATGTTTCTGAGTGGCCAGTGGTGCCAGGGACGGATCAGGCGCATGAACGACTGTTAAAGAAACAGGAAGACCCGACCACTAAAAAAGGTGTTGTGGGCGCTTTCTGTAAGACCTATGACATCTATAAAGCAATTGAGACGTTCATACCTGGGGAATACGCCACCTGTGATACCGCTGATAACCGGTTGACCTTTACCGGAGGTTCCACGACCGGGGGCGCTGTTGTCTATGAGGATGGGCTTTTCTTATACTCCCACCATGCGACGGATCCCTGCAGCGGGAAGCTGGTTAATGCGTTTGACCTGGTGAGGCTGCATAAGTTTGGCGATCAGGATGATAATGTCGTGTCAGGAACACCGGCGAACCGGTTACCAAGTTTTACAGCGATGTGTCAATTTGCGGTCGCCGATCAAGCGGTAACCGGGCTGATGAATCAGGAACGATATGAACAGGCAACAGAGGAATTTTCGAAAATAAATATCGAGGGGCCTGCCACCGGTGCTGCTATACCAGAACCAGAGAACCTGGACTGGATCAACCAAATGGAAGTGGCACCGACAACAGGTTTACCAACTAAAACAATTGACAACGTGCTGATCATCCTGGAAAACGACCCCCGGCTTAAAGGCAAACTGGCTTTTGATGAGTTCGCAAACCGTGGTTTAGCCATGGGATCCCTACCCTGGGATGTCCGGGACGAACGCCGGGCATGGAGTGACCCGGATGATGCCGGATTGCTCCACTATCTGGAACATGTTTATAAGATCCAGTTATCCGACAAGCGGCTTTATGCTGCCATGACAATCTGCTCACAACGACATAAATTTAATGACGTGAAAGACTACCTGACCGGTTTGACCTGGGATGGCACAAAACGTCTCGATACTATTTTTACGGATTATCTGGGCGCTGAGGACAATATTTACACCCGGGCGGTGGCAAGAAAGAGTTTAGCGGCAGCCGTGGCCAGAGCCATGATCCCGGGTACCAAATATGATTACATGCCAATACTGGGCGGACCCCAGGGGATTGGCAAGAGCACCTTTTTAAGACTACTGGGCCACAAATGGTATTCAGACAGCTTACAAACCTTTGAAGGCAAAGAAGCCAGCGAGATGATCCAGGGGGTCTGGATTAACGAGTTAGGTGAATTAACTGGGCTTTCCCGGTCAGAAAATAATGCGGTTAAGCAGTTTCTCAGCCGTACTGAGGACATTTACCGGGAACCATATGGCCGGCGAACCGGGGTTTACCCAAGGCGCTGTGTGTTCTTTGGGACAACCAATGATAATGAATATTTAAGAGATCGAACCGGGAACCGGCGATTCTGGCCGGTTGATGTTGGCATCGTGGAACCGACAAAAGATATATTCTCTACCTTAAAAGTTGAAGTAGGCCAGATATGGGCTGAGGCTTATGTTGCGTGGCAATTAGGCGAAAAACTGTTCTTGTCCGGAGACGTGGAAGCGATGGCGAAAGAGATCCAGGAAGGACACCGTGAAGTCAGTGGAAAAGAAGGTATTGTCCTGGAATTTCTAGAAAAGAAAATACCCACTAACTGGGAGAAAAGAAACCTTAATGAGCGTAGAATGTTTTGGGCAAGTGAGCACAACGTTAATGAAAAAGATCTCGTGGAGCGTGACAGGGTATGTGCTGCAGAAATTTGGTGCGAATGCCTGGGCGGGGATCCCAAGTACATGAAAAGGCAGGACACCGTGGAGCTAAACGGCATCCTTGAGAATGCCCCGGGATGGGAAAAAAATAAAGCAAGTTTGCGTTTTGGGAAACCCTATGGCCCACAAAAAGGATTCTTGAAAACCAGTAATCCAGCGGGTTTGAGTGATAAAATCCTCAAATTTGCAGAAAAGGAGAAGGTTTTGGAGAAAGTTACGTCTAGAGGGGTAGAAAGTTACGTCTAAGTTACGCCTAGACGTAACAACGTAACTTTGATGTAACTTTCAAAGTTACGCCTGAAACCCTTATAAACAAAGGGCTAAAGACTAAACGTAACAACGTAACTTTAATTTATATAAATTAAATAAATAGAGGGATTAGGGATAACAGTGTGTGTGTGTACCGCCTGTACGTAAATACGCGTATACGCGCGTTACGTGGTTACGTTTAGCAAAATCGTTTTTGAAAGAAGGTTTGATTTATGAGAGAAAAAGAAGTTGAACAATACCTGGTAAAGAAGGTTAAAGAAATTGGTGGGAAGGCTTTTAAGTTTGTCAGTCCCGGCAATGCAGGTGTGCCCGACAGAATGGTGTGTCTTCCGGGGGGACGGATTTTCTTTGTCGAGTTGAAAGCCCCGGGCGGTAAAACTACAGCTTTGCAGGATCTGCAAATAAAGAAATTATATGATCTGGGTTTTAATGTGATGGTCACCGACAATAAAGAAACCATTGATCGGCTGATCGAGTTTTGGAACAATGAAGCAGTTTAACCCCCACGCCTACCAGCGATACTGCATTAACCAGATGATCGTCAATAAAAATCTAGCCCTGTGGTTGGATATGGGATTAGGCAAGACCTCCATCACCTTAACAGCGATCAATGATCTGAAATACAACCGATTCGCAATTAACAAGACCCTGATCATTGCCCCTAAGAAGGTCGCCCAGGGAACCTGGAACCGTGAAAAAGATAAATGGCAACACCTGCAGCTTTTGAGAATATCCCAGGTGTTAGGCAGCCAGACCCAGAGAATCAGAGCCCTTAACTTACCCGCTGATATTTATATCACCAACCGGGAAAATGTCCAATGGCTGGTTGATTATTACCGAAATGACTGGCCGCTCGATATGGTGGTTATTGACGAGGCGTCCAGTTTCAAGAGCCACCAGGCTAAACGGTTTAAAGCTTTAAAAAGTGTCAGACCTAAAATTGACCGCCTGATTGAGTTAACCGGTACACCGGCCCCGAAAGGATATATTGATCTTTGGGCACAGATATTCCTGTTGGATCAGGGCGAGCGATTAGGCAAAACCATTACTGCCTATCGAAACCGGTATTTTGACAATGAATCCTATGGTTTTGGGTACAACATCAAGCCAGGAGCTGAAGACACCATAAGAGATAAATTACAAGGGTTATGTATTTCCATGAAGTCCGAGGATTATCTGGATCTTCCTGACGTAATTGTGGATGATATCCCGGTGATCCTGGAAGGCAAAGGAAAAACAGCCTACAAGGAAATGGAAAAGAAGATGCTTTTAGAAGTCGATCCTGAAACCATCGTGGATGCCACCAGTGCAGCGGTTCTTTCTAACAAGCTTCAGCAGCTTTGCAATGGTGCGATCTATGACGAGGATCACGAGGTGCATGAGATCCACAGTTCCAAGATTGAACGGTTCCTGGAACTGATCGAAGAACTCAACGGCAAACCGGCCATCGTGTTTTATAGTTTCAAGCATGATCTGAATCGGATCACCAAAGCTTTATTAAAAAGCGGCCTGGAAGTTCGAGTTTTTAAAACCCCACAGGATGAGGATGATTGGAATGCCGGAAAAATTGATGTCCTACTTGCCCACCCCGCTTCTACTGCCTACGGCCTGAACCTTCAAGATGGCGGGAATCATATTATCTGGTTCGGCCTTAACTGGTCACTGGAATTGTACCAGCAGGCAAATAAAAGACTGCACCGTCAGGGTCAGCAGCAAAAGGTAATCATTCACCGCCTGATCGTTGAAGGTGGCCGTGATGAAGATATTGCCGCCGCCCTTGAAGAAAAACACGTTACCCAGCGGGATCTACTGGAAAGTCTGAAAGCGAGAATTGAGAAGGTGAGGAGAAAATAAAATGATTGAAAAAATAAAAAAGCATAAATGCGACGGTTGCATAAGTTCCGTTGACATCGGGGATTTAGGGCTTGGCTGTAAAAAGACTTATGGATCGTGCTATAACGGGTCTGCATATGAACGAAACTCAGATTCGACAAAAAACCTGATCGAAAAGAATTGTGAATCTTGTTATCAAAAAGATTTCGAATGGGATGTTGAAAATGACGAACCCTGCAGAAACTGCGTTGATTTTTCCCTTTGGGAGCCAGAAGAAGACTTTACGCTTACACAATCCGCCAAACATGACACCGGAAAATCTCGTGTTGACCTAGTCAGCCCGGATTTAATCCTTGCTGTTGGCCATATTCGGCGGTACGGCGTTGAAAAATATGGTGATCCGGATAACTGGAAGCAGGTTGACAAGGAACGTTATATTGCAGCATTATTACGACATTTGTGTGAGGTCATGAAAGACTTTAAGAGCATTGATCCAGAGAGCGGACTCCCCCACCTCTGGCATGTAGACTGTAACGCAAATTTCTTGACAGAGATTTTGGCAATGGAGATGGAGGGTGTCAGTGAGTGAATATGAGATTAAAGACAAAATAGCGTCCCTGGAAGAACAACGCAGCGATTTATTTGATAGGCAATATCCCAAAGGATATTCCAGCGGAACGGATTATATTGACGCTAACATGATTCACGGCAATAGTGGAAAAGGTGCCGTTGAAGTGTTTCAGGAATATCAGCGATTGACGAATGAGATTGATAATCTCAAAACTGAATTAACTGATCGAGTTGAAAGCATCGACGGGATCAAGGATAAAGTTCTATATTTGACCAATATTTGCGGTTACAATCAAAAAGAAGCGGCCGAGATTCTCGGTTATGAACATGGTTATATTAGAAAAGTCAAGTCAAAATGCAACAAGGAACACAACATGGAACACTTTGAGTGATATTTTTACGCTGTATATGGTACAATGGCGTCAGATAAGATTGAGGCATCGGGAAACCGGTGTCTTTTTATATGCGACAAAACAAACAAATAAGCAAATAATTGAGGTGAGGTGATGGCCAGAGCAAGGAGCCCAAACAGAGAAAAAGCATTTGAGATATATAAAGAGAATGGCGGAAATATCGAGAATAGAAGAATTGCAGAAACGTTGGGAATCTCGGAAAAAACTGTAGGAGGGTGGAAATGCAAAGACAAATGGACCGATTCAGTTAGTGGAGTACTTCAAAAGAATAATCGGAGTACTCCAAATAAAAAAGGGGCTCCAAAAGGCAATAAAAACGCCACTGGTCATGGAGCACCTGAAGAAAATAAAAACGCTGAACGTCACGGCTTCTTTGCTAAATGGCTCCCCGCTGAAACCATGGAGATCATGAAATGCATTGAACGATCCAACCCCATTGATTTACTCTGGGATAATATTCAGCTGCAGTATGCTGCAATTATCCGTGGGCAACGGCTTTGGTATGTCAAAAATCAGGATGATGTGACTACTACAAAGATTGCTGAAAGTGACAGTCAATTTGGCGGGAGTGAAAAATGGGAAGTCCAGCAAGCCTGGGATAAACATTCAAGTTTCATTCAGGCTCAGTCCCGGGCAATGAAAACTTTAGAATCCATGATTAAGCAGTATGATGAGTTAACCCGATCGGAACTGGCTACCGAAGAACAGCGGGCACGGATTGATAAGCTGAAAGCCGATGTTGCAAAAATTAATGGAGAAGGTGAAGAAGTTGAAGACCTAACGGAAACGGATGATGTGATCTATGGCTAAGAGTAAAAAGACGATCCATTTTGTGTTTTCTGACAAGCATATTGACTATATCCGAAAGTGCAAAGACAACACCTTTAATTTTGCCGAGGGTGCCGTCAGAGCCGGAAAAACCGTTGATAATGTTTATGCGTTCGCCCATGAGATTAAAACGACCAAAGATAAGATCCACCTGGCGACAGGATCAACGGTTGCCAATGCTAAGTTAAACATCGGTGATGCCAATGGATTTGGCCTTGAGTATATATTTCGTGGCCAATGTCGCTGGGGTAAATATAAAGACAACGAGGCCTTATTTATTAAAGGTCCTGCTACTGGCAAACGTCAGCGAGTTGTTATTTTTGCCGGCGGCGCAAAAGCGGACAGTTTCAAGAAGATCCGCGGTAACTCATATGGCATGTGGATTGCAACAGAGATTAATCTGCACCATGACGCCACGATCAAAGAAGCATTCAACCGACAATTGGCGGCTGATATGCGTAAAATCTTCTGGGATCTTAACCCAGATAACCCCAATGCTCCAATATACAAAGATTACATTGACAAGTATGCAGAGCTAGATAAAAAGAAAATACTCATTGGTGGATATAATTATTGTCACTTTACCATCCATGACAATATCAGTATTTCTGATGAGCGTAAACGTGAGATCATTAGTCAGTACGATCAAAACAGTATCTGGTATTTGCGGGATATTGAAGGCAAACGATGCGTCGCTGAGGGTTTGATTTATCGACTATTTGCCAATAACCCTGATAAATTCGAAATGACAGATAAACCCACTGATCTGATGGAAATCAATATCGGCGTTGACTTCGGGGGTACCGGATCCGGTCATGCGTTTGTGGCCACAGGGATCACCCGGAATTATCAGAGTATGATTGCTTTATCCAGCGAGCGACATTTTGGGGATGATATTGACCCCGATAAACTGGGCCAGCTATTCGTTGATTTCTGCTACAAGATCATAAACCGGTATGGTTATATCACCTCTGTCTTTTGTGATAGTGCTGAACAGGTGCTGATCCGAGGATTAAAGACCGCTGCACGTAAAGCGGGACTTAGTTGGTTATCCATCCATAACGCTTTAAAAGAGGTCATCAACGACCGTATTAATTTTACTTATCGAATGATGGCGCAAGGCCGTTTTTTTATTTACGATGATTGCGACACATTAACTACTGCCCTTTGCACAGCCCGATGGAATCCAAAGGAGCTGACCAAAAATGAACGACTGGATGATGGCAGCAGCGACATTGACAGCCTTGATGCTTTTGAATATACCTTTGAACGTATCATTGGGCGATTTATGAAATATGAATAGAGGTGAGAAACATTGTTCTCAAAATTAATGGAATGGATCCGGCAACAGCTGGATAAGATACTCCCACAAAATACAAAAAACACAACATCGAACGTCTTGATCTCATCTTCAATGGTTTCTGCTATTGAGTTATGGTCTTTGATGTATAACGATAAAGCGCCCTGGTTAAGTAAGAAAAAAGAGATTTTCAGTCTTAACCTTCCTGCTTCGATCACTTCAGAACTTGCCAGGCTGACAGTCAACGAGTTCAAGACAAAGATCACCGGGAGCCCCAGAGCTGATTATCTTGATTCGCAGTACCAAAAAGTTATTGAGGCTTTGAGAATCTACCTGGAATACGGCCTTGCAAAAGGTGGCCTGATTATTAAGCCCTATTTTGACGGCAATCAATTGGCAGTTGACTTTATCCAGGGTGATGCTTTCTTCCCCGCCTCTTTTGACAGTTCTGGTAGAATTACCGCCTGTATTTTCACTGATAAGAAGATAAAGGGTAAAAGCATTTATACCCGGTTTGAGTCTCATGTTATGGATGAACGAGGTTACACCGTATCAAATACGGCTTATATTAGTTCAAACGCTGAGATACTAGGCCGTCAAATTGATCTGGCCGATGTTCCAGAATGGGCTGAACTTGCACCAGTTATTACTTTGAATGGTGTTCAAACTCCCCTATTTGCTTATTTCAAAGTTCCCCAAGCAAACAGAATTGATAATCTATCCCCATTGGGTCCTTCAGTGTTTGCTGGGGCTGTTGATCTGATCCGAAAAGCTGATGAACAGTATTCCAGGATCTTACTCGAATTCAAATTAAAAGAAGTCGCTATTGATGCTTCAGCCGATATGTTTAAAATCGTTGATGGTGTTCAGGTTCTTCCGGAAGGAAAAGAACGATTATTCAGAAAACATGATATTTCTTTAGGCGTTAAAGACAGTACGTTCTTTGAGGTATATTCTCCGGAGATCCGGGACAGTTCCTTTTTTAACGGACTTAATAAATACCTGCAGCGCATTGAATTTCTTTGTGGGCTTGCTTATGGGACTTTATCTGATGCCCAGGCAATCGAGAAGACAGCGACTGAGATTATAGCCAGTAAGCAGCGGAGTTATTCCACGGTCAACGGAATTCAAACAGCATTACAAAAGGCTCTGGAAGATTTAATCAAAGCGATGGATTACCTGACAACTTTGTACAAGCTTTCCCCTGCTGGCAATTATGAAGTCAGTTTTAATTTTGATGATAGTATCATTACTGATTCACAATTGGAACAGGCCGTAAGAATGCAGGAAGTCGGATCAGGCATTGTCAAACCAGAGGAATATCTTAAATGGCGTTATGGTGTGACTGAAGAACAGGCAAAACAAATGATGCCTGCTGCCAGTTCCACGGTCAAAAGTAATCCGTTTGGCAATGATCCGGGTACTGAATAATGCTGACACCTGATCAATTGCAAAACATCCCTGATTATTTTGTTAATTTATACCAAGAATTAGAGCAGTTTATCATTACGGATCTTGCCAGGAGAGTTGGAAAAGCAGGATCAATAACAGATACAGCCGAATGGCAGGCGATCAGAGCACAAGAAATAGGTATGGCCATGTCAGAACTCGAAAAAGAAATAAAAAGAGTCACAGAGTTATCTCAGGGAGAAATTGACGCTTTATTTAGCAGTGTCGCTGAATTGTCTTTACAAAATGATGCTCCGATTTATGAACAGATGGGACACTTAACCCCTAACCTTGAGAAGTCTGAGACTTTGCAGAATTATGTAAAGGCTGCCCAGGAGCAGACAAAGGGTGAGCTTTTTAATATGACACAGTCTATGGGATTTGCCAGGAAGTTTGGCGATAAGATCCAATATCTTTTAACGTCTCAGTATTATCACAATGTTTTGGATATGGCGCAATTTCAAGTCTCAACCGGGGTGCTTGATTATCAAACTGCTACAAGGCAGGCGGTAAAACAAATGAGTCAAAGCGGTGTGCGTTGGGTTGATTTTGAATCTGGATGGCGTAACCGTGTTGATGTGGCTGCCAGACGGGCGATCATGACAGGTGTCAATCAAATGTCCAGTCAGTTTAATGAACAGGTTGTAAAAGATCTGGGTGCTGAATATGTAGAAGTTACCGCTCATCCCGGGGCAAGACCAGATCATGCAGAGTGGCAAGGTAAAGCTTTTAAAATCATCGGATCAGAGCCAGGGTATCCAAATTTAGTGGAAACAACAGGACTTGGAACAGGTCCGGGGCTGTGTGGCTGGAATTGCCGGCATAATTATTATGCATTCTTCCCGGGGATCTCAGTTCCAACATACACCAATAAGCAGCTTAAAAAGCTTGATAATGCTCCAATTTCTTATGAGGGAAAGACCTATACCCACTACGAGGCCACACAGCAGCAAAGAAAGATTGAAACGGCCATGAGAGAATCAAAGAATGAATTGATTGGCTACAATGCGCTGGGCGATAAAACCGCATTTACCACTGCCAGTATAAAGCTCCAACGACAAAAGGAATTTTACAGAGATTTCAGTAATGCCGCTGGCCTCCCCTATCAGAATGACCGGCACCAGGCGGTTAAGTATGATCAGAGTATTAGCCAAAAGAGTGTTTGGGTCAATAGGAAAGTAGCAAGTTTCAATAAACTGGTTGGCGAGAAAACATCCGCCGGAATTGAGATAAGAGAAGTTTCAAAACATTTTGGTGAAAGAGCGATTGAAAGAAACATCCAAGTTACAGATGTTCGAAATGCTTTGACGAACCCATTAGATATTGGTAAAATTAAGATAGACAAGCAAGGTAGGAAAAGCGTGAAATATACTGGTGAAAAAGCTACAGTAACAATAAATCCAGATACCGGAAATATCACAACAACTTATGCGACGTCCAGTAACCGAGTGAGGAGGCTCAAAAGATGAGAATCAAACTAACCGACAATGAAAAGAATGTATTGAAAAAGATATCTGATAATATTTCACTTGAAATTACTGCAGATAACGAAATCGAGATTGATGACGACCTACTGGAAGAGCTCCTTGATCTTTGCGGTGAATATGAAGTTGAGAAGGTCCAGGGCAATGAATTTGACGAGGAATATGACCTCATAGCTGGTCTAGTTACTAAACTAAGCAATCTCATATCTTAAAAAACCACCAACAGTAAAAAGTTAGGTGGTTTTTTCATGCAAAAAATAAGGAGGATCAAACATGGCAAGTTATGCCAGACGACCTACAGTCGTGGAAGCCTACCGCTGGGTTGAGGGTAATAAAGAGCCTTACCCGGAATGGTTAATTGAGTCGTTGGTAAATGGCGGATTGATTATGAATGGTACTGAATTATTTTATAATGGCCAGCCGGTAAAGTTTGGCGATTATATCGTTAAGGAGCCGAACGGTGTTTCTGTCCGTCACGGCCAGGTATTTGAGCAGCATTATTACCCGTTGTAGGAAGGGGTGATCCTCTATCTCGTCATAAGCATGACGTTAAAAGGCTTCTTTTTTATGTAAATTTCGGCCATCCTGCAAGCCTACGAGAGCAGGACCATGGGTGACAGCGACCACCTAAAACGCTTAGTGGGAAAGGAAACAGATGAAAACAGAAGAATTAACAGCGCTGGGATTGACTGAAGACCAGGTAAAAGGCGTATTTGCGCTTAACGGTGTAGATATTGAAAAGCACAAACATGAAGCCGCCACAGCAAATCAGGCACTTGAAGGTGTCAAAACTCAGCTTCAAGCAGCCAATACAAAACTGGAGGGTTATGATCCTGAATGGAAAACAACTGTCACACAAGCTCAACTGGATGCCGCTAAAGAGGTTGAAAAGTTGAAGTTGGATTATTCCATTGGCAATGCCTTAAAGGAATCAAAGGCAAAGGATCCAGATATCCTGAAAGCCTTAATTGATCTTAATGCTGTAAAGCAAGTCGGTGATGATGTTGTAGGTCTCAAAGAACAGATCGAGAAGCTGAAAACCGAAAAAGATTATTTATTCGAAACTGAAGCGAAACCGCCGGTGTTTTCATTGCCGACACCAGGTGCGACAGATTTACCAGGCAGTAATAAAAATGACCAAGCAAATGCAGCTTTTAGAGCGGCATTCGGAAAGGAATAAAAAACTATGCCAATTATTAACAGAGAAAGAGCTGAAGCTCTTATTCAGGAACAACTCGTCAATACTATTTTTCAGGATTCACCAAAAGAATCCGTATTCATGGGGTTAGCCCGAAAACTCCCCAATATGACCAGTAAACAAACCCGGATCCCGGTACTGGATGTGTTGCCAATGGCCTACTGGGTTAATGGTGACACCGGATACAAACAGACATCACAGCAAGCCTGGGATAATGTCTACTTAACAGCTGCTGAATTAGCAGTTATTGTGCCAATCCCTGAAGCGGTCTTAGATGATGCCTCGTTTGACATCATGGGTGAAGTTCAGCCACGAATTGTTGAAGCAATCGGGCAACGTGTTGATAGCGCCATTATCTTTGGTGAAAACAGACCGTCTGAATGGCAGAATGATATCATCACTTTGGCACGACAAGCCGGGAATAACGTCCCTCCTGGATCAACAGCAATGTTTGATCTGATCATGGGCGAAAACGGTGTTCTGGCTAAAATTGAGGATGATGGCTACATGTCAACGGGTGCTTTGGCATCCATGGGAATGCGATCTAAACTCAGAGGTTTAAAAGGAACTGATGGTTCCCCAATTTTCATGACTTCTATGCAGGGTGCTACCCAGTATGCGTTGGATGGATCACCTATGTACTTCCCAACTAATGGATCATTCAATAAAGCCATTGCGCAATTAATCGTTGGGGACTTTTCCCAGGCGGTTTATGCAATCAGACAGGACATCACAGTTAAATTGCTAGACCAGGGCGTTATTCAGGATCCAGATACCAAAGCGATTGTTTATAACCTTGCTCAACAGGATATGGTGGCATTACGTGTCGTTTTCCGCATGGGTTGGGCTTTGCCAAATCCAGCAACAAGAATGGATGAAAATCGCGTGAGCTGTCCATTTGCTTACATTGAACCTACATCAGCTGTAACGACTCAGGCCGTGACATTTACTGTTAAAGATGATGCAGGTACGCCTGTAGCTGTTGCGGGAGCTGTTGTTGATGTTAATGGTTCTCGACTGAAAACAGCCGTTGATGGTACCGCCGTATTTAATTTACGAGCCGGAACTTACCCAGTGACTGTAAAACTATCTGGATACACAACCGTCAAGGATACTGTGACAGTAGCAAGCTCAGCTGTAGCAAAAGCCATTACTCTACCAGCTTTAGCCTAGTAGGTGGCTGTTATGGCCTATGTTGATTACACCTATTACAAAGACACTTATGGAGGAAAAAAAGTCAGCGAGTCTGACTTCCTTCGGTTGTCTTTGCTGGCCAACATCTATATGGACACGATCACCAGTAATCGGATTGTTGAAGCAACTGAAGCGGTCAAGATGGCCACTTGTGCTGTTGTGGATGAGTTTAAGAATCAGGAAACGCCGGAAGTCGCTTCCGAGTCTTCCGGAAAAGAGTCCAGGTCATATGTTCAATCAGGGAAAACCCAGGATCAAAAGCTTTATGCTGCTGCTTATCCCTGGTTGATTAATACCGGGCTACTTTATCGGGGGCTGACATGATAACAAATGCTGATATCACCCTGTATAACAAATACTATGACCGCATTTTAGGCTATGACGTCTATAAGCGGTCATATCTTTATGGCGTCAATTGGCAGGGATCCCGGGCGGTAAATGTCGGTGATAAAGGGATCTTAACCGCCGATTTCACAGAGGTTTTTATCAACAAAGATACTGTGATTGTGGATAAAACATACCTAAAACCCAAGGCCTGGGCGAAATCTGTCAACAAAAACGATCATTTCACGCTGAATGCTGGGGATATCATCGTCAAAGGCATCATCGACTATGAAATAGTAGCCGCATCAACAAAGGAACTTATCAACAGTTTTGATGATGTTTTGACTATCCTGTCTGTGGTTGATCTGTCAGAGACTTCCCTACCCCACTGGGAGATTGGAGCGAAATAACCATGGCAACTAAAGTCACCATTAACCTGGACTCAGCAGAAAAGATCCTGCTAAAGCGGGGGCTCAATAAGGGCGGTCCCGTGCAGAAACATTTAACCCATGAGATCCGCCGGTTAAGTGATTCCTATACGCCATTTCGATCTGGCCCCTTAAAAAATACAGCCATTGAAAAACCTGACAAAATTGAGTACATAACTCCTTATGCCCGGAAACAATGGTTTGAAAATAAGGGTAAAGGCTTACGAGGGAAACAATGGTGTTTGCGGATGTGGTCCGATCGTGGGTCTGAGATTGTAAAATCAATGGCCAATATGGCTGGAGGTAAAGTGAAATGACAATTATTCAATACATTCGAGATTTCATAAAGATCTGCCCTTACCTGGATGAATACCACCATGGGATTGGCGTTGATTACCTGAGAGAAGACGCAACGGCCTACATGATTGAAAGTGTGCCGGTAGATCCCATCGTTAAGCGGTATACAGACGGTGGATCTATTCGACAATTTGCTTTTAATTTTTCCAGCCGTGAGCCTTACGGTTCTGATGTTCTTGAAAATCTTGATAACATCGGATTCTTTGAACACTTTTCAGAATGGCTGGAGATCTGGACAAATTCCGGTGAATTGCCGGTCATGAATGAAAATCAGATGCCTCTGTCAATCCAGGCAACTACCCCGGGATATATGTACAACAATGAATTAGACAAAGCACAGTATGTCATACAGTGCAATTTTAAATATAAGCAGGAGGCTTAAATAAATGAGTGAAGTATTAGTAAAAAGAAGTGATAAGGTCGCCTTTTATGGCGTGCCTGGTGCGGGTGCAGGAACTACTGTATACCATCGAATGACAGGATTTACCGACTCCAGTATCAGTAAAAACTCAAAAGAATATAGCAGACAATATGTTGATGAAGATTCTGAGCGAACTGATGTAACTGGGTTCAGCCCTTCCATGGCTTACGGGTTCGATCAGTATGTAGGCAATCCCGTCCATGATGATATCGTCGCATTGTCTGACAATGAAACTTTAGGTTCCGCTGCTGTTCGATCAATTATTATCGTGGATCTGACTGACTCTACCACTGTTGAGACGGTGACAACCTATGCTGCAAAAAAACGAGATTATACCGTTGTTCCTGACAGCGAGGGCGGATCTCTTGACGCTTACACCTACAGTGGTAATTTCAAGAGCAATGGCTCACCGATCAAAGGGACAGCAACCTTGGACGCTGATAAGAAAATTGTTACATTCACTGCTGCCTAAGGAGGACTAAATCATGATTGAAATTAATGGAGTAGAATTAGAACTGGATCTGATGGATGCTGATGTCTTAGATTCTGTTCAGGATGCGCTTGAAAACCTGACAATGGAAACTGAACAAAGTGAAAGAGTCGGTGATATGGTCCGACAACCTTGCATCACTATCAATACTTTCTTTGATTCTGTATTTGGTGAGGGCGCCGCTGATGTAGTTTTTCAAGGAAAAATGAACCTTGTAAAACACATGGACGCATTCACGCAGGTTGTTGCGGAAATTGAAAAAGCGCCTGAATCAATTAACGGACAAATGGATAAATATTTGAAAGTCGTGAAAAAGAAACCGACACCTGTGAAGCCTATGGATCATCTGCCTAAGACGCAACCAGCAACTAAGAAGAAATTCACATCGGTAAAATGAACCTATTAACTGAAAGACTCCCCCGGTCTATTGAGATTGATGGAGTGGATTACCCAGTTAATCCTGATTTCAGGTTAATGATTGAGTTTGAGATCGCATCAAATGGACCAGGCACAATTGAAGAAAAAGGATCCAATACGCTGGCAATAGTCGAGCGTTTTTTTAATGGTAATTTTGGGAATAATCTTGATCTTTCAGTCGAGGCGTTCCTCTGGTTCTACCGTTGTGGTGAAGATCCCAAAATCATTGAGGATGCCACAGAGTCAAAGAAAACACCACGCCCCATTTACTCCTTTGATGTTGATGGGGCGCTGATTTATGCGGCGTTTCTGGATCAATACAATATTAACCTGGTGAATGTCAAATATCTTCACTGGTGGGCTTTTCGGTCGCTGATGACAGCTCTAAGAGATGATCACGAATTTAAAAAAGTGATGGGGTACCGCTCCATGCCGATCACCAAAGATATGTCTCCAGAACAAAAGAAAGCCTACCGAAAATTAAAAAAGATCTACCGGTTACCGGATTACCGGACGGAAGAAGAAAAGGAAAGCGACTTTGCCAACAGCCTAGACGCTTTATTTTAGAGGTGACCCCTATTGAAAAGAAAGTGAAATGCCCCCATTGTGGCTATGAAATGCCCATTACCTATGACGAGAATTCAGAAAGCAAAGGTGTTTTTGTCATTTGTAAGGGGCGTAAATGTAAAAAGAAATTTGAAATTAAGATAGAAAAAGTCAAGTAGAGCCTGAGGTGCCGATGACGAATCACAACACAAAGGTGGTGAGAACTCATTGGCAGATGGCAAAATTATTATCGAAACTGATGTCGATACTAGTGGCATAAACAAAGACTTAAACGACATAAAAAAGGTAAGTGCGGCCAGCGCAAAAGCGATTGAAAGTGATCTAGACAGGATTAAAAATAACGGGAAAAGCTCTAGATCGCAAATAGCCAGCCTAGCGGCAATTTACAAAAAAGCCGGAATGGATTCATCAGAAGCCATGAAAAAAGCGTGGTCGGAGATCGAGCACACCAGCGCGAGTGGATCAAAAAAATTAAAAGATGACATCGATGGAGTCGGTAAGTCTGGTGGTAATTCACTATTTGAAATGGGCAGCCGAGGCTCTGCTGGATTAGCGTTAGTAGGTGGAGCTGCAGCAGCTGCAGGCGTAGCGATTATTGCTTTTGGTAAATCAGCCATTGAAGCCGCTGGATCCGCTAAAGCTATTCAGTCTCAGTTTACTCAGGTCTTTGGAGATCTGGAACCGGCAGCCCAACAAGCAGTTGAAAAAATGGCTGACAATTTCGGCATGGTACCGAACCGACTGAAACCTTCCATGTCACAGATGACGTCAATGTTTAAGGGGTTGGGGCTGGATACTGAAACGGCAATGGCCAAAGCAACTGATGCGGTTACAGCCAGTGCAGATGCCGCAGCGTTTTATGATGTTTCCTATTCTGATGCAAACAGTGCGCTAACGTCATTTATCAAAGGTAATTATGAAGGCGGTGAAGCCATTGGGCTTTTCGCCAACGATACACAGATGGCTCAATATGCCATCCAAAAAGGCTTAGTTGGTACTACGGCTGAATGGTCTAGCCTAGACGAAGCAACCAAGCAGGCCACCCGTCTTGAGTATGCCCAGAACATGCAGAACCTTGCTGGTGCTACCGGACAAGCTGCCAGGGAGTCAGACGGATTAGAAAACCAATTAGGAAACGTTAACCAGGCGTGGACCGATTTTCTGGCCATCGTTGGAGGTCCCGTCTTAGGTCTGGCCGTAGATGCCTTAAAAGGACTGACAGCCGGTTTACAATTAGCCGGCGAAGGGTTTAAAACACTCGTTGCAAATGCCCAGAATATGGATTTCTCTGGCGTTGCCGCTGAACTTGAACCGTTTGGGGTAGAATTCGAACGTGTCAAGATGGTGGCTGTTGGTGCCTTTGAAGAAGCAAAAACCAAGGTCATTGAGGTTATGCCGCAGATCATTGAAGCGGTGCAGCCGATCCTTGGAGCCTTCCAAAATCTATGGGAAAACCTGAAACCAGTCTTTTTATATCTGGTACAGGTTCTCTATGAATCGGTTATCCCTGCCCTATCCGCTATGTTTGCCGCATTCATGGATTCACTCCCCGCGATCATTTCTTTTGTAACGCCGATCTATGAGGTCTTAACCAATGTAATTGGATTTGTTGCAAATGTTATCGGGTTAGTTGTTGCACTCCTTCAGGGAGACTGGTCAACCGCCTGGCAGTTCGCCGGTTCAGCTGTCCAGAATGTTGTTGATACTATTGGATCCATTCTTAACTTCCTATGGAGTGTAATCACAGGAATATTCAGTGGAATAGGAACCTCAATCGCTACAGCCTGGCAAGGAATCTATGATAACACCATTGGCAAGCTGACCGAAACCGCCCAGGGAATTTCTACCAAATGGCAGGAAACACAGACAGACACCCAAATTAAATGGGCTGCCATCCAAGGTGACCTGGCAACTAAATGGGAAGAAATTAAGTCAAATATCTCAACCAAAGCACAGGAAACATTCCAATCGGTTGCAGATAAATGGTCTGCTACTAAGACCGATACACAGGAAAAATGGTCTAGTATTAAAAGTGATCTTGCCACTAAATGGAGTGAGATTTATACCAACGTGTCCACTAAGGTTCAGGAAACCTTTCAAAGCGTTGCTGATAAATGGCAAGCTTCAAAGGATGATGCCCAAACAAAATGGGGCGCTATTCGTGACGATCTGACTACAAAAGCTGGTGAAATATTCACAAACGTCACCAATAAAGCTCAAGAAATTGTAACTACTCTACCCGATAAATGGGAAAGCATCCGAAGTGGAGCCGCTGAGTTATGGGGCGGTGAAAATGGTATCGTCAAAACGATAACCAACATTGCTGATGATTTACCAGATGCCCTTTATACCATTGCATATAATATGCTCACAAAAATTGGTGAGGGTATTGCTGCCAATATCGAAGCTGTAAAAACTGCTGTTGGTGGGCTCGTTCAAACACTCAAGGATACATTCACAAATGCCCTGGGTATTCACTCTCCATCAACAGTTTTTAAAGATTACGGCTATAACATCGTTCAGGGTCTTATTAAGGGTCTCGATGCTGACAGCGTAATGAAATTCGTCAACAACATGGTAGACGAAATTAAATCTGCTTTTGCAAATGGTAATTTCAACATGCAGGCAGCTATTGAGTTTCTTGGTTCTGGCGCTTTGGATTTCTTTAAATCCATCGGCGTTGGCGGCGCTTCCATGGGCGACTTAACCGCGCCTGTCAGCGGATCAATCACGTCAGGTTTTGGCTACCGTCCACCGGATGAAACCAGTGGGATTGGAAGTACAGACCATATGGGGATCGATATAGGCGCCCCTGAAGGAACTCCCGTTGGGGCTGCTGGAGCCGGAACAGTAACCCAGGCTGGTTGGTATGGAGGTTATGGTAATGCGGTTATCATTGATCATGGAAATGGTCTTGAGTCGTTGTATGGCCATTTATCTGAAGTGTTAGTCAACGTCGGAGATCTAGTTACAAAACTGCAGACCATTGGACTTGTAGGATCAACCGGTAATTCAACTGGTCCCCACCTTCATTTTGGTTTAATGCAAGATGGAGCGTGGATTGACCCAAGCGCTTTATTTGGCCTGGCAACCGGTACCAATCGGGTCCCAAAAACTGGACCTTATATGTTACATAAAGATGAAGCGGTTGTTCCTAAAAAATATAACCCTGCATTAAATGGAAATACCGACCTCATGGAGAAAATGGCAGCAGCCGTGGCTATGGAATCGGCAAAACTTGCAACCAGCTTGTCAGCATCAACGTCACTAAGTGCCTTAAATAATGTTTCTAGATCATCCTTGTCCACATCATCTACAGATAATTCACAGACAGTATATATTAATCAGCCGATTGCTACACTGGCAGATGCCTACAGGGAAATGAAGATTCAGAGAAAGGAGGCCGCATTTGGATAATAAACAATTAATTTTCACATTGGAATCTAACAACAAAACGCTTGAAATTGGAAAAGGAAAATCCTATCAATTGTTGGATGTTGAAGGACTTGAAAGCTCTGATTTTGAAGTGACAACCTCTGATAACGCCACCTATGACGGATCTTCAATCGTTGGGTCTCGAATCCAGGAACGTGTCATCTCATTTACGGCTGAATACACGGCCTTAGATGGTCAGGAAGAACTAAGGCGACAAGAGCTTATCAGCTTCTTTAATCCCCGCCACCCAATCAAATTAAGTGCTAATTATTGTGGGGTGAAACGGTGGATCAATTCCAGTATTCGAAGTTTCAAAGATGGGCGAAAAAACATCTATGAGCCACTTTCGTTCCTGGTTGTTTTATTGGCGCCGGATCCGTTCTTTCGGGGTGAAGACTTCCACGAGAACATGGCGGGTAAATTTCCCCTATTCACTTCTAATTTTGCGATCCCAAAAACGAGCGGTGTAGCCTTTTCAATGAGGATCTTTAAGCAGGAAACGACGTTCACCAACAATGGCCATAACAGCTGTGGTCTAGTCTTAACATTTGCCGCAAACCGTGGGACGGTGGTTAATCCAAAATTTATGAATCTTACCACGGGTGAGTTTATCCGGATCCTGGTTACCATGGAGCTGGGCGACATTCTAACCGTCAACACTCAGCGTGGCCAAACTCGTATTGAATTAAATGGTGTAAATATCTCAAATAAAAAAGACAGAGCTTCCCGGTACTTCATGATCAACCAGGGGGCTGTGGTTCTTAAATATGATGCCGATGACGGATACACTAATCTTGATGTTTATCTGAAATGGTCACAAGAATTCCTGGGGGTGTAAAATGCTTGAAATCATTGTTCTGGATAAAAACTTCCAGGAACTGGGGAGTATTACAAGCTTTTCAGGTATTCAGTGGACTCGCAAAACTCAAGGTCCAGGCAATTACAAGATGATCATTCTGGCGAAATATTTTGATTTGGTGATGGCCGGTGAATACCTGGTGATTGATGGGAAAGACGAAACCGGGATTGCTCAGGTTGTAGACTTTGACGAAATGACTAAAAAGGTTAATTTATCCGGCTATTTCATTGAAAAGAAGCTAGATGATCGGGTTATTAATACCACACAGAATCTGACTGGTAATGTCGAAACAGTTATCTTGTCTTTGATCACAACATTTGCAATGACAGGCGATCGTGCTATTCCCCTTCTTGCCGCTGGAACAAATAATAATCAGGGTGGCAGTATAACACTCCAAACACGGGGCGATAGCCTCATGGAAAAATGTTATAGTCTGGCAAATACTTACGATATGGGCATCAAACTAGAATATGATTATTTACAAAATAAAATCACTCCCAAAGTTTGGAAGGGCAAGGATCGTACCCAGAACCAAACCGTAAACAGTTTTGCTGTTTTCTCTGAAAATGAAGGTAATGTGCTGAAGGCATCTTATTACAAAAACACAACTGATTACAAGAACTTTGCCTATATTGCTGGAGAAGGTGAAGGCGATGCCAGAATTGTTACAACCGTTGATCTAAGGGATCCGGGCGAAGCTTTAAAAGAATTATGGGTTGATGCCAAAGATATCAGAAAAGAAACGGATATGACCGATGCCGATTATCTGGCAGCCTTACAGGCTAGGGGTCTTGAAAAGCTTTCTGATTATAGAATCATTGAAACCATTTCTTTTGAGGTCAATGGAAATTCAAATTTGATTTACAAAACTGATTATGATCTTGGTGATAAAGTCACCTATCAGGATGATACCCTGGGCGTTTCGGTTGATTTGTTCATAACCGAAGTGACCGAGATATACGAAAAAAATCAAATGCAAATTGTCTTGACTCTTGGAAATGAGAATAAGACAGAAATCGAAAAAATTAAAAGGGAGGTGTTATAGTGGCATTAAAATACGGAATATTCGAATCTGAATTTTTAGGCTTAGACACCAACAATATGCCAATGTATGACCGGGCGGTCGATGAAAGCTTTCTTGAAATGTATTGTGGCGGTTTCTTTACTGATGGGATCGCATTATTTGTTGAAAACTGCTTTCAGGTAATTTCAGAACTGAACAACAAAATAACAGTAAAGCCTGGGCTTGCATTAATTAAAGGAAAAATGGCCTATGATCTACTG